GTACACTTTCAGAAACTATGCTTATTTCAGAACCTGGATTCCTAATTGCATAATCTATAAGTATAAGTAGTATAGCTATTGTTTTACCTGCTGAAGATCCTCCTCTTATTATCTTTATTCTTTTATTTAACTTTCTTAGTTTATCTAATGCTAAGGTTTTTTGTATTTGCATTAATCTATGAATAGAGGCATATCTTCGTTGATATGTATATCTTTAGTTTCTCTAGGCCTACCTGCATAGTAATTGTAATAGAGTTGTACATATTTGAAATCCCCTCTCTCTAATCCTTTCTTTAGAGATGCAAATGCTAAAGGCTCTAATGGAGTAAGTTTCTCAATTAGATTTACCTCTTCTGCTTTAGGCTTTCTACCTGCTCCAACTCTTTTGCCACCATTGTTTTTTCTTTTATCCATAATTGAAAAAGATTGATTAATCAATTATATAACGAATATAAGTTATTAATTTAGAATAATTCTGTTTGTGTAGTATTTTCTCTTAATGTAACTCCCATTGCTATATCTAATATATTTTTACCTGCTTGATAATCTACTAAGTTTCTAGCTATCTTTTGTACTGATTGTTTTCCTTTATATTTTCTAAAATCGTAATCGTGAAACTCGCATAATGTATCTACTTCATTTAACATATTAGTAAGTGTACCTGGTAACTTTCTTTCTCCTATGTTTGAGGGTAAATTGAAATTAGTCCAATATAAATGCCTCCCTCTTTTTTTTGCAGGGATCAGTGGCTCATAATAAGGAATAACATTTTCAACTACATATTTTCCATTGAAGAAATTATCTAATAATATAACTTGTTGATACAAACTCATATCTGGGTATTTATGTATAAATGTTTCTCTATTTTTTTGGCTTACTCTTACTCTTGAATGAGTAGGGCAAGGAGGAGAACTCCAAATAAAATCATACTCTTTGAAATTATCTAATAGATATTGATGAGCATCCTCAACTACTACTTTATCTTTTGGAAATCTATCCTGGTATAATTTAGCAAGTTCTTTATCCCACTCTACAGCAGTTACTTCGTGTTCATTTCCCCACTTATATCTATTACCACCTAAACAAGCATATAGATTAAGTATTTTCATTTTCAAGTTCTTTTTCTAAATTGGCTAAAGCCCTCCAACAAATTTTTGCAGAGTGCCTTGCTCCATCCGTATCTATTTTACCTGCTTCAAATAAATGCCTAGTAAGAGCATCTAATTCATCTGTACTTTTAGACCTATCCCAATGAAGAGGTTTATCTGGATGATGTTGTTGATTTCCTATATATGATACTCTTGCTACTTCTGCTAGAGCTTTAGGGAAGTATTTTATTAATCCTGTATATATAGGTATTTGTTTTCTTTTGTCTTTGTTTGTTTCCATTATAATACTTTTTCTTTCCAAGCCCATTCCTTTTTCAAGAGATCTATTTTTTGTTTTACTTGTTCTCTTTTATTTTGTGGAATATCTAATATTGTTTTTACTAAAGGATCTTCTAGTTTCTTTTTTAGATTATTGCATTTAGTTGTAAGCATCTCTACCTTATCTATTTCATCCCTATCCTGATCCTCATCTTCAAACTTAAATTGATTTAAAATATTTATTACATCTTCATTTGTTTTATATATATACCACTTTCGGTAGCTATTCATTAAGGTAGCGTGATTTACAGGCCATCCTTGAGATCTATAAAACATCTCCATCTTTTGCCATCTCATTTTTAACTTATCTCTAAGTATATAACATAGTAATCCTCTATGTTCTATTACATTCCTTTTTCTTGATTTTTGAAAAAGATTTATTCCTGATATTTCGGAAATCTTATTTGCTATATCTATCGGTTTCATATTCTTAATTTTAGTAAGTGATAACATTCTACATATTTCTCTTTGGCTTTACTTTTATATTCTTTCTTAAATAGCTCGTATAATCTCCTGGTATATTGGTATTTTGTTTTACATCCTTTGTAATATTTCTCTGCAAACTTAACACCTTTACCTTTGAAGTAATTAACATTATCGGCTGAATCTCCTACTATACATTGAGCATAAAAATTATATAAGGCCTCATCTTCACTTATATCATACACTTCTTTTTTAACATAATTATATATTAAAGCAGGAAATTGTTTATAATCTTTATCTATTGATACAATTAAAACCTGATCCCTTCCTGCATCATTTTTTATTCTATTCCAATTTTCGGCTACAAGATCATCTGTTTCTAATCCTCTTGTATATATACTATTATAAGTTTGCTTTACAAATTTGTGCATATCGTATAGTAGTGGAGGTTTTTCTTGTTTCTTTCTATTTGCTTTGTATGTAGGAGTAATCATCTTTCTAAAGTTTCCAGAAGAACCTGAGAAAGTTAATACATTTTGAACATCATATATATCATCTATATCATTGATGATTTTCATAAATTGTTCGGTATATTTATTTTGAGCATCTTGAGGATCTCTATAATATATATCATCTAGTTCTTCTCCATCTACTCTAGTTCTATAACAACTAGCAAAGATTAAAGAATCAGCATCAAACAATACTATCATATAATATATATAAAAAAGTTAATACTAAGCCTATAATAGATATTGCAGTAGCTTTCATTGTTTCGGAATATTTTGCATCCGATCTTCCTTGCCTACTCCTATATTGTCTTGGCTTATCTATTTTTAGTTTATTCATTTTACTTTCTATTTTAATAAAGCCTTTTTCTTTAAAATAGTTTTCATTTAGAAACTCTAAGTAGTTTCTTTTTTTTTTATTACTATGTAGCCATTTTTTTTAAGATGCTTTATCCACTTTTGTTTTTTCTTCTCTTCCTTTCTGAAGTGTTCAAATATTTGATTTGTAATTACCATTGTCTTTTTTTTTATAGTTACTGCTAATATAACGATTTATTAACAAATAATTTAATTACTATTCAAATTTATTATGGAGGCCATATTTTCTGTGAGGAGATATACTTGTTTTTTTACTTTCTTTTTATTCCATATTGTAGTAGAAGGGCAATATAATTCTGAGGGATCAGGCATATCAATTCCATCAAGCCAATACATATAATTGCCTTTAGGATCATTTACAAAATATAGTTTTACAATATCATCTGGAAGCTCCATAAGTTTATCATACTTAAATTTTTCTAGGAGTTTTTCTTCATAATACTTATCACGGAATTTCATCTCAATAACTACCTTTCTATTTTTCGGAGATAAACCTTCGGCATCCCAGCTCTTATCTTCTTTGCCTACCCATTGTAAATCCCATCCTAATATATTAAGAATCATAGTTACTGCTCGTTCCCATTTATGAACTTCCTTAATTTCCATTATCCCATATCTTGTTTAAATCTTTAATCCATTGTACTATTGTTTTGGGATTGCAGGTGCAAGGTAAATAAAATGAATGTTTGTGGTAGGTAGCGTGGAGCTTTGATACCAATTCAAACTCTGCTCTTGATAAGAATGATTTTTTACCCATTCTAAATTTTTTCCATTTTTGTCTATCATCTTTACTAAATTTTGTTACCATCTTTTTATCTTAATTTTATTGAGGGCATTTTTTCTCTTATCACAATTACAACTCTCATATCCTAATTTTTTAGCTATCCAGGTTGCTATTCTTTTACCTTGCCCAAAGGTTATTATGTTTATTATTTTTTCTGTTAAATCTCCTAATTTCATTTTATTGATTTTAATATTTCTATACAAAGTTCACTTGGAATTTTACTTCTTTCGTAATTGTTCTTTAGCCCTTGTGTGCCAGTCCTACTACCTCTTGGTGCTGGTTCGTGATGGCAATTTTTATTACCATTAAAACATTCTTCTCTTGGTTGCCACCCATTCGGATTAAATACTGATCTTAAATTATTAGTCCATATATCTGTAGGCTTTGCTCTTTTATCTCCATATTTGCAATACCAAATTGTAGTTCTAGGTAAGCCTTTCATAAACTCTAACTTTCTTAGTTTACCTCTTGGATTTTCTATGTACCAATATGTAGGATTTAGTTCTTTAATTATACTTATTGTTTTTTTAACAACTCTAACTCCAAAGATAGCATTATTGGTTTTAGGAGTATTATCTTTATTCCAATGTTTACCAATACTTGCTACACTAAAATAAGTACAAGGAGGAGATGCCCAAATAAAATCTGGTTTGAAGGGTACTTTGTTTATATCAAATTCTAGAATATCTACTGCGTAATCTATATTATCAAAAGCATTAAGATCAGAACTAAAAACATTATAACCTAAAGATTCGGATGCTTTACCTATACTTCTACTTCCAGCAAATAATTCTAATACATTCATATAATTTGTTTTAATTTATCTACTACTTTCTTATAAGTGTTATAAAGAGAATAATAAGGTATTCCTGATTTCCTAGATAATTCGGCAATGGATGTACCTGAGTTTACTATCTCAAATACTTTTTTATTATACCAATACATCTTATCTAGCTGATCCTGGATTTGTTTATATTTCTCATCATAATCTACATATACATCTGATTTTCTATATTCGGTTAAGTTCCTTACTATAGTAACTCTTTTTTTCTTTCTATATAAATCTATAAACATACTTCTAAGAGTTTTAAAGATGTAATAATAATTGATTTCATCATTGTAAGAAATATCTAATTTATCATTCTCTATTTTAAGTTGAATACGGATATACATCTCTTGTACTAAATCTTTTGCAGTTTCATCATCTAAACCAAAAGATTTGCATATTTCTATCCAATCATTATTTTTTTGGAACAAGAGTTCCATATATTTTTTCATAGGCTCTATGCTAAAGGATCATATAGATCGTTTACATAAGGTAGCCCTAATTCATTTACTGTAAAGCTAAATGTTTCAAAAGCATAATTTCTACTTCTTTTGCATTTAACTGTTATCCATTCTTTGTTTACTGTATTCTGTTCAAGTTGTATTTCTGTTTCCACCTTTTTCATTAAGGCAGAACCTAAATGGCCTGTAGCTTTTTCACTACCATAATTTGAGTGTATCACTGTTATTATATGGCAACAATATTTAGCACTCCATTCCATTAATTTCTGTACTGTATAATTAGCCTCTTCTAAAGAATTGACATCCATACAAAGATCAGCTATACCATCTATTATAACTAATCCTATATTGTCTTTTGTCTTTAAACAATACTCTATAAATTCTATCCTGGTTTTTGGGAACTCGGATCTTAAACTATAAATATAGTAACATCCAGGAGAATCTTCACTCATATCTACAATTCTCTTTGCTACTCTTTGAGTATGCCAAGCTCCTTGTTCTGTATCAAAGTGTATTAAACATCTTCCGTTTCTATGCCCTTTTAT